CCCGCAGGGGTCGGTCTTCAGCGTCTGGTTATCGGTCGCGCAGCGACTGATAGACGCCAGCTTAGCTCCGCCCATTATCGGGGAGCGGAGCGAGCCGATAACGCCATGATAAGCGGTGGATTGCTACTCTATGCGGCCCACTAAACTTTTAAAATTTTAGCAGACAGCAACAACCATCCGCTTGATTATTTGGTTGTCTGGCTGTTCGAGCGAGGTAGACATGAAAAATCAGCCTTTGGTGGTAGAGATAAAAAATGGTCGGCTGGAAATGAGCATTGGCGTTGACTGCCTACTGTTCGGAATTGAGTACGGCCTCGAAATGCGTGCCGAGGAATTTGAGGTAACCGACAAGGACAAATGGCTACGGGAGATCGTTGACGCGATACAAATTGAGGAAGAGGACGGGAGTACCGTAATACACAAAGCCATCGACAGTGCTGCTCTACAAGCCATTGAGAACGGGGCAGAGGGTATCGAGTTTATTGATTAGCCAGACAACTACCGTTACCACGCAAAACCGTCCACATAACAACCCGAACTGGAAGGGGGAGAACATGAAAATTCAAGAGGTTGTCGACAAGGTGCGGGACCGGATCAGGATCAAGCATTACAGCTACGCCACTGAAAAAGCCTATGTCGGCTGGGTCAAGCGCTATATCGGCTGGCATCATGCCCGGCTGGCCGAGGGGTCCGCCCTGTCCGGCGCGCATGAGGTCGAAGCTTTCCTCACCTGGCTGGCTCTGCAGCGCAAAGTATCGGCCTCCACGCAGAACATCGCCTTTAATGCCCTGCTATTTTTGTACCGCGATGTCCTCGGTCAGGGCCTCGGCGATATCGACGCCGTGCGGGCCAAGCGCAGCACCCGTCTGCCGGTGGTGCTCACCCGCAAAGAGGTCGCGCTGATCCTCGACCAGCTTGCCGATCTGCCCTGGCTGATGACCTCACTGCTCTACGGCAGTGGCCTGCGCGGCGCCGAGCTGCACAGCCTGCGCGTCAAGGATATCGACTTCGATCGGCGCATCATCACCGTGCGCTGCGGCAAGGGTGACAAAGACCGCACCACCTGCCTGCCCGGGTCGATCGTCTACGCCCTGCAGGAGCACCTGCAGCAGATCCGCGCGGTGCAGCAGCGCGACCAGCAGAACGGCATCGGAGTATCCATGCCCGAAGCCCTGGCGCGCAAGTATCCGCACGCACCGCTGCAGTGGGGCTGGTTCTACCTGTTCCCGGCCGCCAAGCCGGCCAAGGACCCGCGCAGCGGTATCATCAAGCGCCACCACCAGGACACCAGCGGCCTGCAAAAGCAGATCAAGCGTGCCGTGCATCGCGCGGGGATCGCCAAGCCGGTCACCCCGCACACCTTCCGCCACTCGTTTGCGACGCACCTGCTTGAAAATGGCAGCGACATCCGCACCGTGCAGGAGCTGCTCGGGCACAAGGATGTCAAAACCACGCAAATTTATACCCATGTCGTCGGCTCGGCCGGTGGCGTGAAATCACCCATGGACCTGGTGGCCTGATGGCAGAACCCGCCCTCAAATATCCCCTGCGCCCGGCCGAGCGGCGCATCCTCGCCAGGCGCGAAAAGCTGCCGCCGTCGCAGTGGGCCGAAAAGGAGCGCGTCTTGCGGCGCGGGGCCAAGTCGGGGCCGTGGCGCAATTCCGGCAACCCGGTCGGGGCGTTGATCATGGACCTGATCGCCCTGCCGTCGGTTCGCGTGGCGGTCATCGCCAAGGGGTCGCAGACCGGCATGTCCGATGCCGTCTATAATTTCCTCGGCCGCGAAATCGACTACAGCACCGGCGCCGATGCCGCCCTGGTGGTTCTGGCCGACGAAAAGTCGGTCAAAAAGCACAGCAAAAAGCGCATTATCCCCATGATCCAGGACAGCAAGTCGCTGCGCGAGATCATGAGCAGCAACCACGACGACACCAGCATTTACAGCATCCAGTTGCAGACCGGTGCCATGATCGAAATCGGCTGGGCCACCTCGCAGGTGTCGCTGGCCTCCGAGGCTTACCGCTGGGTGGTCCTCGACGAAATCGGCAAGTACAAAAACACCGTCAACATCCGCGAAGCCGAGGTTCGCACCGCCACCTATGAAAAATACGGCAAAAAGATTGTCAAGCTCGGCGCGCCCACCGACGAAGGCTGCCCGGTCGATGAGGCCCTGGCTGAATGTGACGTGATCTTCGATGTCGTGGTGCCCTGTCCCGAGTGCGGCGCCTTCCAGCCGATGATCTGGGAGCAGTTCCGCTGTCCGGGGCAGCAGACCATCGACGGCGCCACCGAAGCCGACCCGCGCGCCATCCGCCGCCAGCGCCTGGCGCGTTACGAATGTTCATCTTGTCAGGAACCCTGGGACGATCACAGCCGCGACACCGCCCTGCAGCACGCCGAGCTGCGCCCGCGCCACCAGGTCGAATACCCTTACGCCGTCGGCGTGCATGTGCCCGCCTGGGTCACTCCGTTTCGCAGCCTGTCCGACTGTGCCGCCGAATGGCTCGAAGCCCAGGAGCGACCCGAGGCCCTGCGCGCCTGGTACAACAACTGGGCCGGGCTCAGCTTCTCCGGAGTCTCCGAAGACGATCTCACCGCCACCGAGGTGCTGCACGCCCGCCGGCATCAATGGTGGCCAGATGCCGCCACTTGGCGCGTGCCGCAGGCGGCCTGCCTGCTGACCGCCGCGGTCGATATTCAGGACAACCGCCTCGAAGCGGCCGTCATCGCCTGGGGGGTCGGTTTTGAAAGCTGGCACATCGATCACAGCATCTTTCCCGGCAGCCCGGCCGATCCCAACGTCTGGCAACAACTCGACGAATACCTGCTGCGCGAATGGCCGCACGAATCCGGCCACCGCCTCAAGATTGCTACGGTCGGCGTCGACACCGGCGGCCACCACACCCGCGAAGCCTACAGTTTTCTGCGCTCGCGGTTTTCGCGCCGGGTCTACGGCCTCAAGGGGGCCAGCAACCCCGAGGCTCCGCTGGTGCGCATGAGCTGGCCGCAGAAGAAACAGCGCCGCCAGGTGCCGTTGCTGATCGTCGGCACCACCATCGCCAAGAACGACATTCACAGCTGGATGCAAAAAACCGAATACGGACCGGGGTTCATGCACCATCCGATAGATCTCGATTATGCCTGGTTTCAGCAGCTCACCGCCGAGAAGCCGATCGACCAGCGCGACAAGTACGGCCGCAAAAAAAGGTTCTGGGTCAAAAAGACCGCCAGCGCCAGAAACGAGGCGATCGACCTGCGCGTCTACGCCTACGCCGTGTTGCACCAGTTGAACCCGGACTGGGATGTGCTCTCTGAAGATTTGAAACAAATCGCCGCCGGGACCTATGTCCCGCCAAAACCCCGCCGTCGCACCTCGAACAAAAGGAAATCTCATGACTGATATGCCACGTCTTAGAGTCACCTCAGCCGATATCGAGAGGGTCAAGCGCCAGCACATCCTGGAAAATCTTTCTTATTCAGTGACGGACGCCGCAGGGATTCTCGGGGTCAAGGCGCGAAAAATCTACATGCTGGTCGAAGAGGGGGAACTTGACGATGCCAACGACACCCCGGGGCGGCGCGGAACATTGATCACCGCCTTGTCGATCGAACGCTATCAGCAAAAGCGCATCCACCGTGCGAAAATTCATCGCGGGACCAAGGGAAACACAATATCTTGTGAAAAAAAATGATAGGACCGCTATATTTTGTGCAATAGCGTGCAAAAGCCACTAACCGTTTTTAAATAGTTCCCCTCATAATTCCGGCCATACGTTAGAAACTCCCTGTTTTTTTTTGGAGCACATCAACGAATGGCCGGACTCGATTTAGCTACCTGTGAAGCAAAGCTCGCCGAATATCTCGCCGCAGAAACTGCCGTACTCGCGGGTCAGGATTATCTGATCGATGGAGATCGGCACACCCTTGCCGACCTGGCAAAAATACAAGCCGGGATTAACGCATGGGATGCTCGCGTCAAGCAATATTCGCGCGGGACTCGCCGCAGTCTCGGCTATGGGGTGGCCAGGTGAAAGACATCAACCTGCGCCTGGGCGGCAAAGAAATTCAGGTCAAGCCAAGCATGTTGGACTCCTTTTTGTCAGAGGTTGCTCCGGGGTTTGCCGTCAAGCGTCTGCAGAAAAAAGTTGCCCTCGCCGCCATGGGTGGCTATACCGGTGCCCGGAAAAACCGCAAGCAAACCAAAAATTGGAAAACTTCCGGCGGTGACGCCGATTCCGATATCCTTTTTGACCTCCCCAGTCTGCGCGAACGCTCCCGCGATCTAATCCGCAATGAACCCGTCGCCACCGGCGCGGCCGCGACCATGGTCACCAATATCATCGGCTCCGGGTTGCGACTAAAGCCGGCGATTGACTTTGAATTTCTCGGGTTGACCGAAGAACAGGCCCTCGCCCAGGAAAAGTACATCAAGCGGCAATGGCTGCTCTGGGCAAATTCGACCTACTGCGACGTAGAACGCAGCCAAAATTTCAGCGAACTGCAGGCGCTGGCCTTCCGACAGACCTTTGAAAATGGCGATGTTTTTGCCCTGCTGCCTCGGGTCGAAAGAAAAACAAATTTTCCATTTGAACTGGCTGTCCAGTTGATCGAAGCCGACCGGGTCTGCAACCGCGACAACGCTCGGGACACAGAAACCCTTTCCGGCGGAATCAAAAAGGACGAATACGGCGCGCCAGTGACCATCGATGTTCTGAAACGCCATCCTGGCTCGCTGGCAAACTTTTATCGCAAAGAGTGGTACCCGCCGATCGACGTTTTCGGCAAAAAATCCGGCCGCCGGAATGTTCTGCATGTTTTCCAGAAATTGCGCCCTAATCAATCGCGCGGGGTCCCCGCTCTGGCTCCGGTTATCGAATCACTGAAACAAATCAGCCAGTTGACAGAGAATGAACTGCAGGCCTCGGTGGTCGATTCGTTTTTGACGGTTTTTGTCAAAAGCACCACCGGCGAGATCCCCGACTGGAACGATTTTGTCGACAAGCAAAAAAATATCGCCCGGCGCGATGTCGCCGATATTGAGCTTGAATCCGGGGCGGTGATCGGCCTGCTGCCCGATGAGGATGTCACCATCAACAACCCCAACCGCCCAAGTGGAAAATTCGACCCCTTCTGGCTGGCCATTGTCACCCATATCGGCATGGCGATTGAACTGCCCCGCGAGATCCTGATTAAGCATTTCGAGGCCAGTTATTCGGCGTCGCGGGCCGCCATGCTCGAAGCCTGGCGCATGTTTACGACCCGTCGCAAATGGTTCGCTGCCAAATTTTGCCAGCCGATTTACGAAACCTTTTTTGATGAACTGGTCGGAACCGGGCGATTTTATGCCCCTGGATATTTTGCCAACCCGATGATCCGTCAGGCCTGGACCGGATCGTCATGGATCGGCGACCCGCGCGGAATGATCAAAGAATCAGAAGAAATCGACGCCGCTGTTAAGCGCGTCGAAGGTGGTTTTTCAACCATCGAAACAGAAACCGAGCAACTTACTGGCGGAGATTTTGAGACCAACCACCGCCAGCGCGCGCGCGAGCACAAAATGCGCGTTGATGCCGGGCTGACCGATCCGCCAACCCAGCCGGCCCCGGCCGATTTAGGAGTGCAACCATGAAAATGGGGAAAAAATCCAGCCTCATGTCCGAAAAATATTTGCTCATGTCCGAATCTTTCGCGGGCGATTACCTTTCCCATGTCGATCATTTCACCAATCCGGTCAACGCTGGGAAAATCGACGAATTTTTCCAACAGTATTATGAAGAAAAAATCGCGGCGACCAAGGACATTTACCACTTTGACGGGGTTGACGCTCATATCCATATCATCGGCCCGATGTCACCCAATGGCCCTGATCTGTATGACATTTTTTACGGCTATGGCGGGGTATCCTACGCCGACATTCTGTTGGCAATTAACCAGGCCAAAAAGGATATCCGCCCAAATACCGGAAAACTATATTTCCAGACCAACACTCCGGGCGGAACCGTTTCGATGGTGGATGATGTTTATCAGGCCATCGCCTCTTGTGGTCTGG